AGTTCCTTGGTCTGGAACTTTCCGCACGGGCTCTGCGGATCGAAGAACCAGACGGTGCGCTCGCCGCGGATGCCGTCGCCGACGATGCGGACGAACGGCTTCTCTCCCAGCGCGATGCCTACGGCCGTCAACGCGGCGGCGAGGCAGGTGTTGCTGGTGGCGGTTGAGGACAGGTGGGATACGGCGTTCATCTCGGGATCGGAATGTTAGAAGGATGTTCAGGCCCCGCCGCCGCTGGCGACGAACGGGTAGTGGGTGGCGGTCAAGTCGATCTTCTCGAAGTCCTCGTTGTTGAGGCTGCGGCTGACCTGCATGAGTATGGTGGTGCCGCCGCTGGCCTGCTGAAGATGGGCGGGAATCGCGTTGGCGAGTGCGATCGCCGCGCCGATCTTGCCGCTGAACGACGAGGTCTTGGCCACGAGGCCCGAGAGCTTGATCTCGACCTTCTCCTGGTAGAGCGACAGGCCGATGATCTCGCCGGCCTTGTCGAGGACGGTCTTCTCCTGGTTGGAGAAGTCGAAGGACAGGTCGGTGATGAGGATTCCCGCTTGATCGTTCGGGATTCCCCAGTTGCCGGTGGTGCCAAGGAAAGTCGCGGCCATTTGACCGCGTGCGGCGTGTCAACCGCATCAGACGGCCGAGACGACGGCCTCGTAGCTCAGCACGCTTTCCCGGCCGCGTGATTCGTCCGGCGTGGTGCTGCCCTCGCGCTCGATGAGGTCGTGAAGGACGAAGGTCTCCGAATCGAGGTCGGATTGGATCGCCGCCTTGTCGCGGAGGAGAGTCACGAGTTTTCCCGCCCATCCGGCGTGAAGCTCCGCAGGCGTGTCATCCACCTGGGAAAAGAGATGCACGTCGAGCTTCACGCGGGCGGTGTGCGGCATCGCCGGGACTGGTTTGGATTCCGAGGTGTCGAGAACCACGCACGGACGGGTGCGGATTTCATCTCGGCGGGCGACGTGGACCGGGATGGACCCGGGAAACCCGTCGGGCCGGTGGGTATCGATCCATTCGGCAAGCAGCGACGACAAGCGGTCTTCGATCAGGTTGGGCATCCTGTGGATGCAATCGCGTCAACCGGACCGCCGTCGCAGCGTTCGGTTCGCGCCGTCGTTGATCTTGCGGAGCGAGGTCGCGAGTGCCTTGCGGAGCCTGCCCGCAGCCACACGGAGCGCGAGCTGGATGCCCTTGCGGGTGCTGACGTTCTCAATGTAGTCGAGCTTGTTGACCAGCGTGACGGCCGGGCTGTCGCCGGTTCGGATCGTGGCCGATCCTGGCGACTGCTTGTGGCGGGTGATCCACTGCACGGCACCGCGGACGCGCCCGCCGATTGCCTTGCCGGCGTTGATCCACGAGCCCTTGGCGAAGCCGACACGCTTCTGGATTCGCTCGATGTAGGTCTCGCGGGCCTTCGGGCTGGTCACGATCTGCTTCGGCTTGGATCCGCCGAGCTGCCCCCAGCGGTGGAGTTTCGGATCGAGGCGGCCAACCGTGAGGTCCTTCCAGCCGGAACGGGTCTGGCGCAGATTGTTTTCCGCCCGCGCGAATCGCCGGTTCTGGATGTTGGCCCAGAACCGGTCGGCCGCCGCCGGGTCGGACTTGCGGATTTCCTCGAAGGCGTCGGATGGCAAGGCGAACACGCCGCCGATGTCTTTCGCCACCGCCTTCTCGCCCGTCTTGCGTGCCTTTTCCGAAAACCCGAACGGCCGGGTGTTGCGGGCAAGTTCGACGGATAGCCCGCGCGCTTCCTGTTTTACCAGGGACAACAGCGTCCGGCCCACCTTGTCCGGGTAGCGGCGCAGCAGGCGGGCTACGGTGAACGCTCCCTTCAGCTTCGCGGTGAAGCGGATCGCGCCGTCATTCATCGGTCGAGGAAAGGCTGAGAGTGAGGAGTGGCGAACGCGGATGGTTCGAGACCCGGCTGATCCGGTATTCGGTGCCGTCCACCTCGATGCGCTCGCCGAACTTCGGCAGGGCCGCGGGGAACGCCAGCTTCGGAACGCGCAGGCTGAAGTCGGGTGACGCGACGAAGCCGCCCATGTCGATCTGCTGTTCGTCGCGCACGCGGCTGATCAGCACTAGCAGGTCGATGGATTGCCACCGCGCCCGGACGCCATGCTCGGACAAAAGTTGGTGGAGGTCCGAGAGGATTTCCGATTCGAGGCTCATGCCCATGCGCTCCTGTCAAAACGAAACACCCTCTCCAGTTTCCCGGAGAGGGCGTCCCATGAACCCCGCGACCGAAAGGGATTACAGCTTGACGATGCGCTTGAGGGCGTCGGTCTTGCCGACCGTGAAGCCGTAGAGGCATTCGATGGTGACGAACACCTTGTTGGCGCGGGTGTCGGTGAAGCGCAGGTAGCCGAAGGTCATCCCGGTCTGCGGATCGGTGACGGCCCCGGCCTGCTGGTAGTCGGCGACCGGCTGGAGGTAGCGCATGGCCACGGCAATCGCGCTCGGGTGGGTTGCGAAGCCGACGAGCTTTTCGGCATGGGCGGCCGGAATCACAATCGTCTCGTGCAGGTCGAAACCGGCCAGACGCTTGATGAGAGCCTCGGTGACGCCCGGTGCGCTGAGGTTGAGGTTGAAGCTCTTGGCCACGACGTCATCGGCGAGCAGGTTGGTGTAGAAACCCGAGTCGAGGATGAGCGACCGTTGGGAGGCCGGCATCTTCGCCTGGCCGCACACGTCGCGGATGCTCAGCACCTTCTTGTAGTCGAACGAAGTGGCAGCCAGCGCGGCGATGGCCGGTGCTCCGAAGTTCGCCAGGGTGATGACCGTCATGATGTCGAGCAGCACGTCCTGGGCGAGTTGCTGGGCGGCGACTTCCACCAGGGTATCGAGCACGTCCATGGCCGTTTCCGCATTTTCCCGGGCGGTGACGTGGACGGTCTTGAACTTGTGGCGGTTGAGCGTCACCGGGACGGTCGTGACCGTGGAGTCCGCGTTGGCGGTGTAGTCGCCCGCGAAATCGCTCGAATCGGTGGGAGCGCCGACCAGTGGCACACGGACGGTGTCGCCCTTGTCGGACGGCTGCGGGCCGAAATTGGTCGAGAACGCCGTGACCGGCAGGAGGTTCGCCATGAAGGGCATGAGCGCCCGCTGAGCGACCTTGATGTCTTTGAGGTTGGTAAGGGTGTTGGACATGGCGAGCTATCAGGCTTGGTGATTGAGGATGAGGGCTTGTTGTTCGGGAGTGAGCTTCCGCCAGAAGACGGTCTGGGCGGTGGGATTGGTAATGGCGGCGAACTGTGCGTGGAGGTCGGCGGCCTGGGTGGCGTCGCCGGCCGGAGTGACGCGGGCCGGCAGCGTGGTGCCGGTGGAGGCGACGACACGGGCGACCTCGGTTTGGACGCGGGTGTCGAAATCGGCCTGCGATGCCTGAAGCGCGGTGACGCGGGTCCGGAGGGCAGTCGACTCGGTGGTCGCCGTATCGCGCTCGGCTTTGAGCGTGTCGATTTCGGCGGTGAGCAGCTCGACTTCGCCGCGCAGTGAATCCGCGGCGGCCGACGCTTCGTTGAGAAGTTCCGTCTGGGCCTGGTGGTCCCGCTGGAGATTCGCGAGTTCGGTGCGGGCTTGGGCGAGTTCGTCTTCGATGGTCGTGTCCATTGCCCGTGATCCGGTGTCAACCGGCGCGGCGTGATAGACTCGCAGGCGGCGCATCGCTTCGGCGCGGTGGGGAACCACGCCCGCGAGGTTGTGACGCTGGGCCTGCTTGCCGCTGAAGGTCTGGCCTTCCATCGCCTCGGCGGGAATCGCCCGGCCCTTGGCGAGAACCGCCGCATGGAACTCCCCGGCGATCTCCGCGAGGTTGGACGAAATGAGTTCGCGCTGGTCGTCGGTGAGCGGCGTGCCGGGTGCCCCCATCGCCTTGTATTTGCCGACCGAAAAGACCTCTACCTTGATGCCCGCCTTATCGAGGGCGGCGGAGTTGTCGATGACCGCCTGCACCACGCCGATCGAGCCGACCTGGGCGGATGGCGTCGCGTAGATCGCCCGGGCCTGGCTGGCCACCCAATAGGCAGCGGAACACATCAGGCCGGACGAGAAGGCATAGACCGGCTTCTTCTTGTCGAGGGCCGCGACGGCATCGGCGAGCTCCGGCGTGCCGGCCACGGTGCCGCCCGGAGAGTCGATGTTGAGAAACACCGCCTTGATGTCGTCGCGTCCCGCGGCCTCGCGAAGCGCCGCGCCGATGTCTTCGGAACCCGTGGCACCGAAGAAGATCCGCGCGAACAGGTCGGGCTTGCGCAGGATCGGACCTTCGATGGCGACCACGCCGATGCCGTCCTCGACGGAGAGCAGCGAGTTTTCGGATGCCTGCTTGGGAAGAAACCCGCCGCGATCCACCACTCCCCGGGCGGCGGCAGCCATGGCTTGCAGGGCTTCAGGCTGGATCAGCCACTCGCGATTTTGGATTACCGGACTCACGCCCGGTCGCCGGTGTCAACGGGTCTGCCGAGCTTGCGCCGTGGTCATCGCGCTGTTATCCATGTCTGCCGCGTTGGCGTAACCGGGAATGAATACCGGCTTGGGTAGCGTCCAGTCGTTTCGGCTGGGGATGCGGGTTCGAATCCCGCACGCGGCTTCACCGGTCTTTGCCTGACCTCGCCGCCTCTGCCGTCTGTTTCGATGGCGTTGCCGGGCTCTGCGCCGCTCCGCTGGGCTTCCACAGCATTTCGACCGGCACACCGTATTTTTCGGCCGTTTCGAGGATGAGTTTGGCATCACTGGCGCGGCGCTCGATTTCCTCGCCGAAGTCGGCACCGAGTTCCTGGAAATGATCCGATAGTGTCTTGAGCCCCATTTCCACGTCGGCGCGATTCTGTTGGGCTTCGCGTCCGGCGTCGACGGTCACCCGCTTCGGTGGAACGGAGCTGATCTTCCACCAGCCGGCGGCGGGCGGCAGGATGCCCCGGCTGATCGCGTCACCGATGACGTAGGCCCACACCGGCCGGATCAGGCGGCGCTCGAGGATCATCTGTCGAAACGAGAAGCGCCGGTCGGCCTTGGCGACGATCAGCCTTACACCCGCGCCGCCGATCTTGCTGGAATCCGCCGCGAACTCGAACGGGATCATCCCGAGCGCGGAATCCCGCCGCAGGTGTTCGAGGAAGCCGGTGAAGGTGGGCGACGGGCGGTTGGATTGGAAGCTGTCGAGGGACTCGTCGGGTTTGAGCGCGATCAGCTTGCCACCGACGATGCGCTGGAGTGAAACCGGATCACTGGGGTCGCCTGAGCTGGCATTGCCGCCGACCACGAAGTCGCCGTTGTCGTCGATCTCACCTCGTGCCGTTTTGAGGATGCGCGACACGTCGGCGTTGTCCTTCACCGCGTGCTTCTCCAGCGCCAGCAGTTCCATTTCGTCGAGGACGTGGTTGATGGAATGCTGGATCGTCGGATGCGATCGCACGCCGCCCGCCCATTCCGGCTCATGGATGTGGAGGATTGCCTGGGCCGGCAGATCGCGACCCTTGGCGTTGTCCTCCAGCACCCGGTAGAAGACCGGCGCACCCCAAACATCAAGGCCGACCCCGTCGATGGTGTCCTTCGACCCGAACGCGTCCCCGACCCGGTGGGATTCGATCAACTGGATCTTCGGTTCGCCGTCGGCATCGCGGGTCTTGTGGATGAAATACTCGCCGTCGATGTCCATGCCCCGGCAGACCAGCGCCTGGCATTCCTCGAACGAGAAGCGTCGCGTCACCTCGCAGCGGGCCGACCACAGGGCGAAGTAGGCCTCGGCAGCGCGGTTCCATTCAGGTTCGGGTGACTGCGCCTGGACGCGGATGCCGTCGCCGGTCGAGTAGATCGCCATGTTGGCGACCAGCTCGCGCATGAAGCCGCTGTTCTTGTGGAGATAGCGCGACTTGCGGACCAGCTCGGTGCGGACACCGGGCGTGAGTTCGTTGCGGGCGTCGGTGGGCGAGGCTCCCGGCACGTTGCCACGGCGGGGCGACCAGTTTACCGCCTCGAACGGAGATCCCCACGCCTTCGGCACGAGAACGGGCGGCAGCCAGCGTGCGGCGATTTGTTTGAGGCTGGTCATTTCGGGAGGTAGCCTGAGATGAACGAGGCAACGGCGATGCGCGGCCGGCCGTAGTTGGCGGGATCCAGCACCCGGAGCGCATGGCCGCACTCTTCAAGCACCTGGTCCACGGGCATGGTGAACTGCTTGGAGACGGAGGTTTCCGCGTCGTTCCAGTTCATGATGGTCTTGCCCTCCAGCAGCAGCTCCTTCGCCCGCTGCTGGATGGCGAGAACTTCGGAGATCGTGAAGCCGGTGATGAAGAGTCCGCGGACCATGGGTTAGTTTCCTTTCCAGGTGGCGTTCCGCCCCCGGGTGTCGATGTGGACGAAGCCGGACGACGGATAAAGGCCGAGCCCGCCGGTGAATTTCCCTGCCTTCCGCCATTCGATGAGCTGGTCATAGACCCTCTGCGGGCTCACGCCGTCGAACACGATGTCCAGGGCGTTGAACTCCAGATGCTGGCTGAGCGAGGCACCGCCGACCGCCCGGTTGTAATCGGGCGAGCGGTAGGAGCTGAGGATGTGGCAAGGTTTGCCGAAGAAAGCGCGGAGTTCATCCACGATCCGGAGAGTGGACACGATGTTCTGCCACAGCCGCTTCGGCGGCGGGCTGTTCTTCACGCCTTTGCGCTCGCGGGCGAAGTAGGCGGTGAACTCACCCGCGCCGAAGTGCCGGAACCCCTGGGCCGCGAACCATTCGTTGAACGCGCTCATCGGTCACTTGTCGGTGAGGGGTTCGACGACGAGCTCCACGCGGCCGTCGGGATGAACGGTGAGCCGCCCGTCCTTGGTGATGAATTCACCGGTGATGGCGGGCAGCGTGGTGCAGGAGCTGAGCAGCGGAAAGGTCAGCAACGCCATGGCGAGGCAGAACAGGCCGATCTTGAACGACTTGTTGGGCTTGCCGTCGTCGAACAGATCGCCGAGCACGACGACGAGTTCTTTCACGGCCAGGGCGGCGGGGCCGGCGGCGAGCAGGTATTTCGCCATGCCGGGTTCCAGCAGGCTGGCGACGCCGGCGAGATCAAGGGCGGCCAGCGTGGACATACCGGACCCGAGGAAGGTGAGGAAGCGGAGGAAGGTGACGGTTTTCATGACTCCCCGTCCGGAGTGTCAACCGCCGCGGCCATGACGGACTCCCGGCCGACGATCTTGAGCATGGTGGCGGCGGTGGCCTGCATCGACTCCCCGTCGAAGTAGTGGTTCGGCCGCGAACCGATCTGCTTCCACATCCACTGGCCCTTCTCCTTGATCCGCTGCTCGCTCTCCATCTGCGCGAGGTATTCGTCGTC